CTATATTTCCAGACACCTGTTATCACTTAACCCATTACTGGCCTGCTGCCGCAGATATTCCCGTGGCGAGCGATAACCCAGTGCACTATGCGGATGCCATTCGTTATAATGCTCGAACGCCTCTGCAAGGTTCTTTGCTGCCGTTAACCCGTCTGGTTTAGGCATGATACTGATGTAGTCACGCTTTATCGTTTTCACGAAGCTCTCTGCTATGCCGTTACTCTCCGGACTCCGCACCGCCGTGTTCTTCGGTTCAAGCCCCAACATCCGGGCAAACTGCCGTGTTTCATTAGCCCGGTAGCATGAACCATTATCCGTCAGCCACTCTACTGGAGACGCCGGAAGCTCGTTGCCGAAGCGGCGTTCCACCGCTCCCAGCATTACGTCCTGTACTGTTTCACTGTCGAAGCCGCCCGTAGTGACTGCCCAGTGCAGTGCCTCACGGTCACAGCAGTCCAGCGCGAACGTGACTCGCAGTTTTTCTCCGTTATCACAGCGGAACTCGAACCCGTCAGAGCACCATCGTTGATTGCTTTCTTTCACGGCCACTTTGCCAGTATGTGCCCGTTTCGATGGCGGTACAGCGGGTTTTCGCTCAAGCAACAGCGCATTCTGGCGCATGATCCGGTAAACACGTTTGGCATTGATCGCAGGCATACCATCAAGTTCGGCCTGTCTGCGAAGCAGCGCCCATACCCGACGATAACCATACGTGGGCAGCTCTCCGATAACATGGTGTATACGGAGAAGCACATCCGTATCATCTGAGTGACGGCTGCGGCGACCATCTTTCCAGTCATCGGTTCGTCTGAGAATTACGTGCAACTGCGCACGCGACACCCGGAGACAACGGCTGACTAAGCTTACTCCCCATCCCCGGGCAATAAGGGCGCGTGCGCTATCCACTTTTTTGCACGCCCGTATTCAACGGCTTCTTTAAGGAGTTCATTTTCCATCGTTTTTTTGCCGAGCAGGCGCTGGAGTTCTTTAATCTGCTTCATGGCAGCAGCAAGTTCAGAGGCAGGAACGACCTGCTCTCCTGCGGCCACAGCAGTAAGACTTCCCTCCTGGTATTGCTTGCGCCAGAGAAATAACTGGCTGGCTGCCACACCGTGTTGCCGGGCAACAAGGGAGACCGTCATTCCCGGTTCAAAACTCTGCTGAACAATAGCGATCTTTTCCTGTGTAGTACGCCGTCTGCGTTTCTCCGGTCCTAAGACATCAATCATCTGCTCTCCAATGACTAGTCTAAAAACTAGTATTAAGACTATCACTTATTTAAGTGATATTGGTTGTCTGGAGATTCAGGGGGCCAGTCTAGTAGGGCGCTTTAGTTGTTCTCCGCATATGAAGTAATGGCGTTCCCTGCTATTCAGGAATTTGCGCTCTCTTTCGGGGTAATGGTGGGTAAACGAGATTGTGACGGCTCCTGTTCTTGTCTGGGTTTGTCCGGGGTTTCGTTCTGGCTGTTCTTCTCCGTGTATTGGGTAATGACGTATCGGGGTTTGCGCGTGCGAACCGCGTTCTCGGTTGCCTGGGAATATTAGGTGGGTGGTCTGTAGCCTGGGGCAATGAGGTGGGTCTTTTCGGTAGCCTGACAGGAAGAGGTGGGTGTTTCCGGGATTGTGGGTAATGGCGTCTCTGGGTTTCCTGTGGGGGTTGTTAATTTGTTTTCTTATGCCTGAAAACAACTTGTTTAGATGCCCAATATAACGCAACGGGAGCGCTTCTGAGCGCTTCTGTTTTTGAGTGATATCACGAGTCGTTTTTGACGTTTTGGTCGCAGGGAGATGGATTCTGGTGCGCAGGATTTTGGGTATAAGAGATGGCTTGCGAAAACGTCAACTTTTTAGACCAAATCAGAGGAAAGCGTTGACTTTTCGTTGACGTGTTATTTATTTGTTTTCTTATGGGTGTAATTGGCTTAAATGCCTTGTCACCCCTGGGCTGGGGTAGGTTGGAGAGGTGGGGGAAGTGGCGATCAACGGACTCTTATAGAAATCCTCAATTTGTGACCGCCAATGTCAACGAGTTGCAGCCGTTAGTCGTTTAGGTAGTAATTAGGCACGCGAACGTAGAAATTCTCGTCACCGATCATTTCGATAGTGATGTTAATGTCATTACCGTTATCCAGTGTAGCCGTGGCTTTGTAGAACTTGTCCGTCACTTTGTCCTGAATTGTTACCTTCATGCATTTAGATGCTTCTGAACCGTTATTTTCTTTCAGAATAGTGGTAACTATAGGGCAAGCAGCTTCTTCAAGCGCTGAATCTGCGTTGAAGCTATACACGAAAAATGATGCAGCAAAGGCAACAATCCATACGATAAACAGCAGTCGGTTACTTCCAAGAACCGTCGCTCGTTTCCAGAGGTACACAGGAGGGATAAAGAACCCCCATAAGAATGATGGTGGCTCATAGCCTGCCTCAGTCAAATTCATGCGATCGGCGACCAGCAGTCCAAGCCCAATGACGAACGAAATCACCATAACGTAATTGTCGTACTCAGCAGGGGGGACGCTGACAACAAACGGCAGTATTGCTATAAGCCACGCGTAGAGGTTTTTAACTGATTTTTTTTCTAAAGTATCGATTTCCATTACATCCATTCCATTTTGAAATACAAGCGGGTATATGATATCAACTTTCCAGGTAATTATTCCCGCCATTGCTAGTAGTTATATCTACCAATCCCATGCTGGCATCCCATCCACCAGCTCCGCATCACAGTCAAATTGTACCGAATCATACCCGGCATCCACTATGGTCTGTATGTTGGAGATCGTCTCTTCGGAAATGCCATACTCACGCAGCTCTTCTTTCCAGTCATTCCCTCGCATTCCAGCACGAACAATCCAGCCGTACTGTGTACCATGTACCCAATTCAACCCGCGATCGGTCAACGGGTCAAAGCACACGACAGGCAGCAGCTCGGAGTCTTTGGCCGTGACATGGGCGGTGCTGATCACTGCGGTCTTATAGGATTCTTTCAATGTCAGCATCATGCCTTCTCCTTCGGAAACAGGATGTCGGCCGTGTCAGAGATAACGTCCCAATTCACGCCGATATTGGCATCATGACACTCTTTGATTCTGCGCAAGACCTGGGCGCACTGATAGTCAGTAAGGTCTGGGCGTACTTCGCCTACGTCTTCCTTATGCCACACAACCATCAGCAGCGGCTCGTCTTCTGGGTAGTTCTCCAGCTTTTCGATAAGCTCTTTTGCGGTTCCAAACATGGATGATTCCTTAAACAACTTGTTTTCTAATTGTTGTTATTATCTCAAATAACAAAAGGAAGAAAACAAGATGTTTAAGGGATGATTAGGTGAGTTTGAAGTCGTCCGCATCGTCGACGAACTCCATAAATCTGGCCTCCACGCTCGAGTGAGTTATCAGAAACTCAAAACCTCTTCCCAGCGAGGTTGGCTCCTCCAGCAAAAACTCGAACCCATCTTCATGAGTCCTGCCCAACCAATATCCGCCGCCATACTCCTTCGCTCGTTGAAAGAAGACATACTGCCCCGGTTTAAAGTTTTCGAGCGTCTCACCTCTGTAAACGATCTGATAGCTTGAGTCTTTTCCGCCCATTTTTTTCCTCTTATACACTGTATGTATAAACAGTGATATTTATATGAAGCGCGGTCAACTTCGCCTGTGTGTAATAACTAGCTGGTGAAAACAATTTGTTTAGGAAATTGATATTTTGCAAATCGCATATACATGGAAAACGGCAATTTTTGAAACCTGATTTGCCCCATGTGAAAGGAGAAAACGATAAAGACGTATGATCGAAACCGTAATGCTATCACTATCGGCAGCCATGTCATGGTGGCAATGAATGGCGCAACGGGAGTAATCAGAGAAATCAGTGGGGAAGGCAAATCAGAAGAACAATTACGCCGCTCTGACTGCGTGTCTATCGAAGGTGTGGAAGATCTGTTCTGCCCAATGGATTTAGTTCGCCTGGGATTCCAATAATTACACCACTAATTAAACAAATTGTTTAAGGCCACAAATAGTGGCCTTATCTGGCTTACGGAACAGCAGTAATCAGATCGCAAATGCCTGTTTTAGTTAAATCACTATTTAGCTTCTGAAAATTGGCATTCAGCATTGCGGTATGTATTCGATTCTCAAGTTCAAAGAAGAGATCGATCTTGCCCTCTTTGGCTGCCACCTTCTTCCAAATATTCACCTGGTCATCTGCGATACGACTTGCGCAGGTGAACAAGAACGAACTCCCTCTGGGAAGGGATGTCGTGCTGTAGTATTCACCGTCAACTTCAATATACTTAGCTCGGAATGACTCCAGAGTTAGCTTTTTACCGCTCTCAGCCTGCTTTGTGTCTGCCTTGCTTGTCTTTTCCTGAACTTCAGGCTGTTTCTGCACAGGCTTTGGTGTCTCATTGACCACCGCAGTGCTGGCCGAACCATCCAAACTCTTGAGGCCATTAATTTGGATTAGATAAGCCAACTCCAGAGCCTTATCACCAGTGAGTTTTCCACGCATACTTACCCATTGACGCTGAACCGTCTTTAAGGCGTCTGCGTCCCCCGGGTTTGCTTTGAGTGCGTTGGAATAGGTAGAGCTAAGTTGTTCGTCTAATTTTGACAGGCGTTCGTTATCGCAGATTTTGTGTTCGATTTCTGCCGAAGCCTTTTGGCAGTCAAAGCTGGCTGCAAATACAGCCGGCGATGCCACCAACAATGATGCCAGTAGGATATTTTTCATATTCACTCCATAAATATAAAAGCGCCTGACTATAGCACTTAACCGATTGCTTCTCTCATCTGATTGTGAAGCTCTTTCAGCCCATCACGTACCGCGTTCATGATACGTTCCAGGTATTGGTATCTGGGGTTTGGCACCGTTGGCCAACCGGCATACCACGGATCGTCACCAAACAGACTCAGCAGTTCGTTACCGACACCGAAACAGCAGCAACTTTCTTTTACGTCATCAGCGTTTTCTGCCTCGTCCCACATATTGCGGGCCTGCTCTGCGTCGATTTCTCTCTCTCCCTGCGCAACTTTATGATTTCGGATTTGACGAAAAGCAGGTTTGCGTCGTTGTCATCGTCGACCGTACTGAAGTGGCACACTGAATTTGGCCGTCTGTAATGGGCAGATCCGGCAACTGTTTAAAAACTTCCATCTGCTCATGGATACGCAGAAACCACCTTGCCAGCTCCATCTGCTCACAGCGGGTGAGGGGATTATTCAGCGGGGACTTAACAAAAGCGGAGACTCGCTCGACAAGCAGATCATTCATGCCGCGCACCTCTCTGCTTTCTCCTGCAATTCGCGAACGAACTCGACCAAAGAGCCACCTGGCGGGATCTGGCATTCCTCAACCAACTGGAAGTAGATGTCTGCGGCCGCGCGTGTGTTCGAGCCTTTGTTTAGCTGCTCTTCGCGCAGCGCATCACGTTCATTAATCAAACGGACGCACTCGCCGTTACGCTGATCCACAACGGCCTCAAGTTCAGCGATACGTTCGCCAGGAGTCTTACCTTCTTTGCGTTGAATGGTGACGGTAAACTCACCCATTTCAGGAACGTCGTACCCCAGCTCCAGGTAGTTTCTGGCCCCGCTACGAACAAACTCACCGGCAAACATGGTTGCGAACATCGCAGAGGCCATTTCACCTTTAAACAGAGACTCCAAATCTAACGGAGTACCCGCAGCCAGAGCCGTTTTTTCTGTATCAATTGCAGACATGAATACATCAAATTCACGAGCACGTTTTTCCAGGTCTCTCCATTGCTCGCTCCAACGTTTAGCAACGAAGTCTATGAATGTTTTCGCGGATTCATCATAATCCCCTTCAAACTTAACAATGCCTTTGTCAATGATGATCTGGCCTACTGCTTCCTCTGCATAACCTCTCATTACAAATTTGAAAGGAAAGTCGGCATGGCTTTTGACGTTAAAACGCTCTAACGGAAGATTGCTCATGTGTTTTTTCTCTTATCATATAGTCACTATATTCTTACATAGATTAGGTAAGTATTTACCTCTCATTTAACGCGTTTAAAAACGTATACGCTGACAGTAATCCCGGTGTCTTCAAACACGTTAGTAAACGACTTCCCTTTGGCATAAACGTAATTATCCAGCGTCATCCAGTTTAGAATTGGCGCGTCGCCCGGCAGCACTGCTACCAGACGCCCACCAACTTTCAGATGCCCCAGCGCGGCCAATGTGTGCTCTCTGTGACGACCGAGAGAGTAGGGTGGGTTCATGACGATTTTGTCGAACTGATAGCCTGCGTTGTTCTCAGACCACTTCATGAAGTCGCAGCAGACCGTATTTGTGTACCCCTTGCCAAGCAGGATATCAGCAAAGAGAGGCGCGACTTCTATGCAGGTGACGTCTTCCGGGTTGGCGTCGATGCAGGCCAGCAGATCTCCACGCCCGGCTTCAGGCTCCAGCAGCTTCTCACCTGGTTTCAGCTCAATGGCTCTGGCAACGTACTCCGCTATCAAACGCGGGGTAGGGTAGAACTGGTGTGATTTTGTATCCGGTATTACGCCGGTGGCCACAATCGTATTGAGCGTATGGCCGATCTCATACGGGAACTGCCAGTGCTTGTTCTCCTGCACGCCGCCAATAAAGCTCAGTGTACGCTCCAGCTCTTCCACCTGTGACTTCTGGAGACCGGAATCAGAGAAGTACCATACGCGTTTGTCATTGCCAGATCGCCCGTCGCGAAGCGCAGTACGCACCGGCTCGGAGATCGTCTTCTGGATTAACCCGAACTGTTTTGGTGCCCGTGTTTTGGGCGCAGTACGACATGGAGCCGGGATTGCAGCGGGCATACTGTAAGCCAGCACCTCATTCAGCTTCCAGGCTACGTCAGGATGTATTTCAAAGTGAACGTTGCCGTTCTTAAACATCTTCACACGCATCAGGTTTCCGTCGACATTCATCCAGTCGCCGGTCTGGCAGTCATTTGCTCGATACGCAGCTGACAGCATCTCGGCCGTGCGATTGATGGTGATAAATTCTTTGTGTGCAAAGAAATGCAACATGACGCGCAGGTCGTCTATGTAATCCTCTTTCCGGTAGTTAACGCTGACGCTGTCCCGCCAGAAATCGGAAATGCAGTCGGCGATGATCAGACGCTCGCTGAAGCCGTTCGTCTTATTGGTCTTGTGAGCAGGACTCAACGCCTTAAACAAGCCATACACGCGCTCAGAGAGATATTTGTGCCTGTCATTCAGCAAATTAAGCATCGTTGGTATGACCGTTTCTGCTTTGAACTCAGGTACACCAACGAACTCTTTAACCTTCATTTGATAGCCAGTTCTGTCAGTCTTGATCGTTTCCTGCTTGCCCTCGATAAACTGTTCACGCCACTCGTCGCGGCGGGATGCTGGCATGATCAACAGAACGTTGGTCATATCCGTGACCTTCTTCCAGTACTCGGCCCAGATATTTTGTTTCACCCATTCCAGGTCGACTTTGTCCAGCCAGGTTCTGTTAAAGCGTGTGCGCTCGTCGTCCGGCCGGTGATTGAGCCGCAGTAGACGGTTAATCATGCTGTGGCGTTCGTCGCCATAAACGAAGTCGTGAACCTGATGCATGAATGCGATCTCTTTCTCGCACTCGGCCACAATTTCGTGGATAACGTTCATTTCCTGCCGGTAGTCGATATCAGTGTTTGGAGTGATAGCGTCAATGATGGAAAGGGCTGTATTCATGACTGCACCATTAAACAAATTGTTTTCTTGTTGGTGTTATTATTTCAAAATTGAGTAGGTAATAAATAAGGATTCACAGGCTGCACAGGGAGATACTTATAAGTTTATTGAGTTTGCTTAATACTCAACTGACAACTACACGTAAGATATTTGTCGCCTCCTTATTGAGTAATGATGATGAAGAAAATTATATTGCTGGGAATTGCCAGCGCTTTTGCTGTGAATGTCTACGCCAACAACACAGAGCAACGTTTTAAAGAGACCGGCAGGGCAACCAGCTATGTTAAATGCGCTCTTTATGCCGACATATCGAATATCTACACAGACAAATCCAGTGCAGTGCCTGCTGAAAATGCAAAACAGTTCAGAATTCTCGCGCTGAAGCACTGGAGAAAGGCAAATGAATTGCTTGGCAACGTTAAAACCGGAGATGATGAAATCGTCGACTTTGCCGTCTATCTATCATCTCAGGAATCAGTGGCCTGGGACGCTCACCCTGAAATGAACAATTCGAATAATGACAGAGGCAATCCGGCAACTGCGGCATACATGAGCGAAAATTGCGGCTTATTGTTAGACGCCGCAAAGTAGAGTAGGGGGCTTTGCCCCCTATATATTAATGATGTAAAGGCTGCATCTTTTGCGGCTGTTTGTTCAGGTCGTAGCGATGGGTCAGCTCGCGCATCATGTCTTCAAGACGGCTCTTGGTGTCGTCAAGCTGGTCGGCCATTGCCCCCAGCAGCTGGCGAACGGCCATCGGATCGTCGCTGTTCAGCTCAGGCATTTTGAATCCAGCCTGGGAAGACATCAGTTTGAAGGCGGCCAGCAACATCGCCAGAGAAAACTTCAACCCGGCGATTTCACGATCTTTGCTGGCGTTGGTTTCATCTGCCTTGACTGAATCCGGTGAGCACTTCGGCTTGCTTACCATTTCCAGAGTTGCCTGAAGTTTGTCGGCGCGTTCTTTCTCTTCCAGATACGCTTCGCCGAAATGACGCGCCAGCATCACAATTTCAATCGGATCATCAATCATGCTTGAGAACTTGAGAACGCTGAAAAGGCGGTCAATAGGGGAGGCGTCGTCTTCGTGACCAGCCACAAGACCCATGATCTCAACCAGTTCGGCCGCACCAACTTTTTTAATCACGCTTTCAACTTTGGCATTAGTTTTTTTGCATTTGTCGCACATGTGTTTTTTCCTTATGTTTTTAAACAAGTTGTTTTCTCAATTGTGTTATTGTGACGTGACTGAAAAGGTGGCCAAACGCTACATAAAGGTGGACGTCCATACTGACGGTCAATGAAGACGTTTGGATTCCTTCATTGCACGTTCGACATGCTCACGACACGGCTCATATTCAATGGCGCTGGAGGCAATCAACCCGGCTGCAATTAGTTTCACAGCTGCAAAGCAAAGCCCTTTAAAGGTGAACTTGGCCTGGTTGCGACCGTTTCCGATGACAACGTTTTTGCCATATCCGCGGTCAATGAAGATCTTGAGGAACTGGCGGTTAACAGTGGTGTATTTGCGCTTAACGTACACATCACCCAGCGAGTCCATCAGCGCACCCAGAACAGCCCCGGACGTGCCGAGAATGCGACCGGCTTCATTCAACCCATAAAGTTCATCAGCAGTGCCGCAAATGGTGTCCATGAGAATGGCTTTTGGCTTTGCGTTGGATAGTGCTACGCCCAACGCCTCGTTCTCACTCTCCAGACGCTCGTTTTCCTCAACCTGGCGCAGCAAATGAACCAGCGCTTCTTTATAGGTACGCGGAATAGCAGGCGTTCCGTGGTAGGCAAACATGGATTCAAGCTCTCTCCACCGATCAACAAGACGTGCGGTAAATTCAGGAGAAAGCTGTGCCACGACAACGATACTGTCGCGCTTACCCTGTTCGGCTTCGAACAAGTAAAAGGTAGCCGGACGCCCGGCAGTGGGCTTTTCCACCATTGGTGGAAAAGTAATAACGCCGGATTTAGCGAGTCTTTCAATGGTGCGTTTTACGCTGTCATGGCGACTGCCGACCATTTCGGCGATCTCCTGACTGGTCATCGATGGCCTGGCATGTAAGCCTGTGGTGCTGGGAGCGTGTGCAGTTACCTCAAACATACGTTTTCCATTCAGTACAAAAGGGCCGTCAGCGGCCCTTGTTGTTAACTCTCATTAATCATTTGTCTAAACAATTTGTTTTAACAATGCAGAAAATCATTCAGCATCAAAAGAACCCGAGGATGCCGCCCACCGGAACAACGAAAATGCCCACGACACGCGCAAGTGTCACTCCGGCATGAGACTGGAGATCACCATCGTTCACAAGTTTCACCAGATTCATGATCCAGCCGCTAAACAAAAAAACGGTAAAGCCAACAATCATCAAGGTGAATTTCTGGAAGTTCCATTTCATACAATAGCCTCAGTCACAGCAGAAGGAAGATCCGGAGTCGCAGGTCGAGCTGGAATCGTGTCCATCAGCATCCCATCCAGAGAGACAGGAGGTCGTTCGGGCAGGGGTGTCATCTGCAAGGCTGTGGTGGCAGTGGAAGTAGCTGTGCCCGGCATCAAAAGGCTCTGACCGGCTGGTACGGTAATCGCTGCCAGAGTTGCCAAAATCACTCCGTAGGCCATTGGCTTCAGTCGATTTCGTTGAAAATTTTCCATGAGAACTGTCCTTGTGTGTCCGGGTTTCACGCAACACACGAGAAGCGACGCTATTACGCACCTTCTCCATGCCTACTGTCGTGCCCAGATTAGCTATGGCGGTAGCTTGCGCATTAATGCGCTTCTCCAGTTCAAACACTCGTTCTTCCAGTTCCGTAAGGCGTGCGGAAACACGACCACTAAACAGCTCGGTCAGCACCAGGCGAATTGAACGGGGACGTTTATTGAAAGAAGTGAAAGACGTTTGACGGGCCATGTGGATTCCATTCAGTGTCAGAAAGAGTTGCGGCTGGCCAAGCCAGCCGCCTTTTGGCGTTCCATCCTGGAACCGTACCTAACCGGTACTTCGTCATCCTGACGATTTATAAGATACCTGATTTATTATAGTAGGTAAATACTTACTTATCTTTTTGTGACAAAAACCCAATGTCATGCTTGTGAGGCATATCAGCTGCGGAATAGGCGGCGATCTTCGCCAGACGGTCACACATTTCGTTCTCGCGATGACCTGCATGGCCTTTAACCCACTTCCAGCGGACATTATGACGACTGGCGGCCGCGTCGAGACGTTTCCAGAGATCCACGTTTTTGACTGGCTTCTTCTCAGACGTGATCCATCCGTTACGCTTCCAGCCTTTCATCCAGAGCGTCATGCCGTTTTTAAGATACTGGCTGTCGGAATGCAGGATCACGTTGCAGGGGTACTTCAGACGCTCCAGCGCAATCAGGGCGCCCATCATCTCCATCCGATTGTTGGTCGTGCTGTGGAAGCCCTCAGAAAGCTCGCGCTCTTCGCCTCGATACTGGAGAACGATGCCGTAACCGCCCGGCCCGCCCGGATTTTTGAGGCAGGAGCCATCACTGAATACTTTTACGGTTTTGAGCTGGGGATTGAACTCGACTACGGGGGTTTTGAAGTTGGTACGGGATTGCTGGTGGGTTTGGTATCTGGCTTTGGACTTCGTGCGGCAGCCAGTATGTTGCCGGGCTGGGGTCTTGGTCGTCATTTTGGCTCCAGAATCGCGCGCCGCGACGATTTTTTTTCCCCTCGCGCGTGTGCGCACGCGTGCGTGTAAATATTAAAAATTTTTTAGAAAAGAAAAATTACTTCCCAGAACAGGTTTTAATAAAACCTGAACTGAACGAACGAAGTGAGTGAAGTTCACCTCGAACGAAGTGAGAGGTTGTCTTTTCAGGTAATACTCTCCCAGGGAGGTGAGTACAAAATTTCCTCACCAACCTGGTCGTTTCATAACCTGAAAAGTTATGACCTAAGTCTACTGCCAGCTTAGGCTTGGGAAGTTATGGATGACAGCACCCCAGAACCGAGATCTTCCCACACTTTATGAAGGGGAGTACTGGATTCAACCTCTCGAAACACTCCAGACTCGACAATCATAAAGTGACCCTTCTCTCTGCCCACTTTGGTTCCCCCTTCCCCAACCCCTAAACGGTGCCGGTTCTACGCTGGTAGTGAGCTTTTTTAAACCTGACGCCAGTGACGCTATCCCCCACCCATCAGGTCGAGCTGCCGAAAGTATCCGGAAGCGGATAGATTGTATCACTGGTTAGTGGCGTTTTGAATGGTAAGTACTTACCTATTATATTGATTGATTAATTTCTCGCCCATGAAGCTGGACGTTCAGGGCAAACACCTCATTGATGAGTTCCCCTAACAGCTGCTCCACCAGCTCTTTGTGCTCGCCTGAATGAAGACATTTGAGCGACCATTCGTAGAGACTGAAAGCCTTATCGCGATCTTTCATCATGTCGCGCACTGTGGCCAGAAAATCGCTCTCAACGAGCGCTACGACGTTCGTCGGGTATACCATGATAGTTTTCCTTACTGTGGTTCATAAAATCGATTCTAGAGCGTCTGGAGAGGGGCTCCAGTGGGTTCTGGAGGTGTAAAACGGTCTGGGAGTTGTTTGGAAATCACGTCTTAAAAAGCCTGCGTCTGTATATATTAATAATTAGTACTTAGTTATTTATATATACGGAAGCAGGTTCTCAAACTAACTCCCAGACTGGTGTTTACGCTGCCTTTTTACGTGGTCTCTTCTTCCTGACAACATTGGCAGGGTCATAACCACCCAGCTTTTTCATCACCGCCAGCGGTATCTTGCTGATGGTGTGCCCAGCTTCCTGACAGTAGCCACGGAAGATAAGCAACATGCTGCCACCAGGGTTGATGTTCACCTCCACCAGCCCAAGTTCAACATCCGGCTCAACGAACGCCACGCGGCCGCCAGACAAGATGACGGTTTCGTTGGCGCATTCAGCCGCACGCTCGTACCACTGCGTATCGAGGGATTGTGGTATCAGCATGACCGTCGTCACTCCACGCGCCTGCTCGCGAATGGCTGCATCTATCCAGGGGGTGATTTTGGAGTAGGGCGGGTTAAGGAACGCCACAGTGCCAGGTTCTCCCCAACTGCACTTGAGCGCATCACGCTCAACACCGATAAAGTTCGTCAGGAGAGCATTATCTTTGTTGCAGGCGACGTCCACATCGAACTTTACGCCTATGTAACGTTGGATGGCGACAAACAACCACTGCGGTGTGCGCCAAAGGTCGCGAAGAGAGGCATCACGCTCTCGCTTTTTGATTTTTTCGGCTGCGATCATTACCTTACTCTGATAGGTAAATACTTACCTATTTTTTCATTTAATCCAACGGATAGCAAACAAAGAAGAACGCGCCAGATTCGCAAACGGGAAGCTCTCTGGCGCGTTTTATCGATGCTGGGTATGCAATGAGCTTACCCAGCGTCCTAAAGCTCTCAGGGTGCTTTAGATCGTGCAGAGGAACATTGTTCAATGGAATACTCCGCTATGAATTTTTTGACGATCGGCGACTCTTTATTAAGCGTTAGATTTCCACCTTCTCTGGTGGCAATGCCTGTGGCCGGAAACACAGCCATCATCTGGCCAGCCTGAGTCGAAGCCGTGTTAAGTGGATATGGTTTCTCCGGGTAGCTCATTAGCGCCAGTTTAATGCTATTGCTGGTCGCCGTGTTCGTATCAAGAATATGGCGCATTGCGATTACCGTGTAGACGCTGATTTCCGGGCCACCACTAAACCAGTTCAGGAGGTTTAAGATTTTGTCTTTCGCTTTGATCGGCGCGCCTTCGAATGCGGCAGTAAAGCGCTCACTATCCAGACCGGCTGTCACATAGAACGATTCATCCTTACCCTCCAGCGTGAAGCGAGGTTTGGTCGGCGCACGCTTTGATTGTGCCTTCTGGTGTTTTGGCTGCTCTTCTTCAGGTTTAGGCCCAGACTCCACTGAAGGTAAAAGCGTTGGAGCTATATCGGTGGTCTCAGCGCTTCGAGCATCAAGTTCAGGTGTTGGCTCGTCCACTATCTCCGCAATAGGGCCACGCTCTGGCTCCTCGACCTTCACCGATTCGTGTGCAATCTCAAGCTCTTCCAGAACGCCACTCAGATCGCCGGTAGAGCTGACATTCATGACTTCATCTGCCACCGCCTCGACTGGTTTTGCGATTGCATCATCCAGACCAGAGAGAAGATCGTCGATCTCGTCGATACCGCTCATTTTCGCAGCTTTCAGAACCGGTTCTTCGAGAGATTGCAGCATTGCAGTCAATTCATCCAGGTCATCGTTTTTAACAATGTTTGAAACTGCGCTCATTTTTAACTCCTTATGTTTTCGTTGGTGCATTTCCGCGTTTTGGTTGAGCTTATTCTGGCAAAACCTATCAGGCAGAAAAGTCATAACTACAGGCAGTTAAAGGAACTGGAGGCAAAGAAAAAGCGCCATCAGGCGCTTTCGAATGGGAGTTTGAAGAAGCCGTATTTCTCTCGGGCTTTGAAGAAACACTGCATCATCAGATCAGTATCGTAGAGAGCACTGTGGGCTTTCTCACGGTCGTAAGTGAACCCAAGTGAGAATGCCAGCTCTTCCAGGCGTGGGCGCTTCCCATCCTCGGTAGCCCACAGGGAAAATAGAGTGTCAACCAGAGGGATTTCTGGCAATTTCACTCCATAGCTTCCGAACTCGTGGCGAATGAACGGAAGGTCAAAAGCCTCCCCGTTATGGGCGACTAACGCGCTACATGCCCCCATATATGCAGCAATCTTACCTGCGTGATCAGCCAACAGCGGTTCAGCAGCCAGTTCTTCCAGAGAGATACCATGTACAGCCTGCGCCTTCAGATCGATGCTACGACGCGGGTTGAAGCGCATCTCAAGGCTGTCAATGCGCTTCTGGGTTTCCAGTTCATAACGAGATATCGCGATTTCGATAATTTTGTGGCCGGATGTGAAGTCCAGCCCCGTGGACTCAATATCGACGCCACCGACAATCGTGGTCATTGGTACTCCTTACAGCTTCTTCGCGCCTTTCAGCAGTGCGCCACGCACAAACTGAGCAGCCTTTTTTAGTGCGTCCTCGCCGCTTTCGCAGACGACCGGCTCACGCCATTCGCCCGTTGACGTGTTGAGGAGCTGGATTTGGTTAGTCTCCAGGCAAACGGACACATAAAAAACCGTACCGCCCGAGAGTTTGAGATGCATAGGAAACAGAGAGCGCTTGGTGCCGCCATTGAATTGCGACATCGCCGCATTAATGGCTTCACCAACCTCTTCCCCAACAAGACCTTGAACGGACTCAAACACTGCTCGGATAGCCAGACGTGCTTCACGTTCACTCATTAAGGAACGGGATTGTTCGTCAGCAATACGGATCAGTGCTTCAATCGCTTTGCGATCTAATTCATCCGACAGGGGAAGTTCATCTATCATTCTGTTTTTCCTCAATTCATTTCGCGTGTCTTATTGTCACACTGCCCAACAGGGGAACAACATTCAGTGGAAGGTCACTCGTCCTGTTATACGGCTCTCGATGTTTTCAGTGGCTCTTTCCAGCACACGCAATACCGATCTGGCTCGCGCCTCAACCGTGCGGCACTTTTCAGAGATAATGAAAACCTGCAAATCGCCGGTATGGGGAAGGGCGCTAATTTTCGTCAGCTCGCCACACATAAGTGCATCGATGCGAGCAACATAGAGACGGTCAAGCGATCCTCGCTGGGGACGCGCGAGATCTTTGCTGGAAAGCTCAACGCCCGGGCGAAGACCCGCTATAGCATTGAAGTTGGAAATGGTCGCTTTGTGGCAAAACTGCTCAATGTCGAGAGCCAGCTCGATGCAGCGGTCTTCGTTGGTCTGGCCGACCAGGTCAAGCGTATAAGCCATGACATCGGCTGGCGTGCGGTCGATGACAAAACCTTCAACGCCGCGGGTGATCATCTCGATGTGTCTGGCAATCTCCATCTGAACCTGAAGACGCTCGTAAAGGGGCAAACGCTCGCCAACCTTCACCCCCAGACTGCTCATCAGCTTGCCAACACCAGCATCCACATACGGAATGCCATAGTGCGCATCGATGTACCTTGCCAGGGTTGTTTTCCCACTGCCCTGTGCGCCAGTGATTCCAATCCGGTAATCCATTACGACCTTCTGTATACGATCTGCAAAAAGCCAGGCTCATCCTCATTTGCACGTTGGGTATAAGCCGTTTCGACTGGTACGAACCCTAAAGAACGCATCATTGGCGCCGGGAAGAACGCATCCGCGCCCGACACATCCACGCCAATATGCGACAGCCAGATCTCTTCAACGTGTGGCATAAAGAGCGAGTAAATCTGCCCGCCACCAATCACCCAGACCGGATCTGGTAGTTTTAAAACGTCATCGATGCCAGCGGGGTAGAAACCATTGGGGATATAGCCACGAGAGCGCGTCAAAACGAGGTTATGGCTCTCTGGCAGCGGGCGTTTAAGACTTTCCATCGTCTTACGTCCCATCACGACAGTGGCGTTTTTGGTGAGTTGTTTGAACAGTTTCAGATCGGTCGGGCAACGCCAGGGAAGTTCGTTGCCAATGCCGATTTCATAGTTGCGGCCGACAGCTGCAATCATCTTCATTGGCTTACCTCATAGATGGTTGGTCGCTGGTGAGAATTTGCCAGCGCAGAACGCAGACGCGGATCATGAACCAGTGCGGCGATAAGTAAGTCGCCTTTGTGCTCTGCCAGCGTGCGCTTGATATGGGTTTCAAAACTGACACCGCGCGGAACCAGGTGGAGCCAGTCATAATCAATGCCGAAGTCCTTCAGCCAGCGCTTGGTTGGGCCTTCGAGCGCTTCCGGACGACTACTGATAAGCACCACTTCAGCACCGGAGCGAGCAAAACCACGCAACATGCGGCTGGTGGGAAAGATGAGTTCATCACCGGCAATAAGAGCGCCTGCATCCGCATCAGGCACTGCTTTGCGATGGCTGGCTCTCGCCAGCACACCTTCAATTTCACACAACACATACATCCCTCTGGCCATATCACACCGCCACTGGAACCTTGATCCACGGAAGAGGGCTGTAGCCGCACACCTGCACACCTTCCCATTTGAAGTCGTCCAGTTCGGCCCATTCATGCGGGAAGATGACAACCGGGTCGGACTCTTTGGGCGGCTCGCGCTTCATCAGTTCCTCAACGCCTTCCATGTGGTTGTCGTAGAGATGAACGTCAAAGCCAAAATGCACGAATGCGCCAGCCATGTGGCCGGTGATCTTCGCGAGGAAGTGGGTGAGAATGCCGTAACCGGCGATGTTGAACGGCATACCAACAAAGGTATCGACACTGCGTTGAACCAGGCATGAGTTCAGAATGCGTTTCGGGATGCCCAGCTCGTCCAGCATGTTCTCAGTAATGCCGCCATCTCTTTCCAGAAGACACAGCATCTGGGTGTACATGGACTCGTGGCCGTGGCGGTTGTGCTGTATGCCAATGTCGGTGGCCATAGTCAGTCGGGTCTCAAAGTCCAGCTCGCGACTCCACAGTGAAAACACGAAATGGCATGGCGGCAGCTTCATATCTTCCAGTTCGCCAACATTCCAGGCATTCAGCAGGATGCGACGATCTGTAGGGTTGGTGCGAAGCGTGTCAACGATACGCTGTAGCTGGTCAATTTCACGGGACAACACAACGCGATCTTCACTTACGCCCAGATACCCCTCGACCTTGTACCCGCGCTCACGGAACGTGTCGATTTTGCGCAGATACTCGCTATGGCTCACGATGCGAGTGTCTTCCCACCGACGCCATTGCTTGCCATAGACCGGGCCTAAATCGCCATTTTCATCGGCCCAGGCATCCCAGATTTTGACGCCATTGTCTTTCAGGAACTGGATGTTGCCTGTTCCTTTGAGATACCACTCCAGCTCAACCAGTAACGGCTTCAGATTGACGGCTTTTCCGGAGATAAGTGGAACAGATCCGCCCGTCAGCATGTAGTAGGAAGGGACATATGAAACACTTTTTGTGCCGGTTCCGGTGCGATCACCCGCGTGAACGCCAGTGTTGAGCACCGTTTCAACCACTTTGGCATACGAACCACTGGCAAACTGACCGTTCGTAAAGTCTCGATTCAGTAGGATAGACAAAATCAACCTCACACAAGATAAGTAAGTGCATACCTATTATTTTATACAAGTTTATCTGTCAGAAGTGTGTAAGGCTAGGAAGGGAGTAAAAAAAAATGGTGGCTCTTCGGCCACCATTGCAATGAGCAATTAAGAACTTGGACAATAAAACACGCCAAGGCAATATATAATGATAAGTACTCACTTACAATTATTTTTTACCATCTCGTAAAGAGATGAGGACTTCGCCTTCTCAACAAAGCAAGTCAGATCCACATCGCTGTAGGTGGGAGATTTGAGGATCTTGCCATCAGAAACCCTGAAACCGATCATCATGTCAGTCCCTTCAGCATGGCGGAAGCCCAGGTCTTCCTTGTCATATTTGCAATTCTCTACCGCCACACGACGCTCTTCGGCGTCAGCCGGCCACAGCTTGGTCATGTTGGAACGGTGGATTTCTGCCACCAGCTCAACAATATCGATTCCGAGAAAATCAGCCAGACGGTAGGTCATCATGCAGGCAACGTAGATTTTGTTCATCACGCGGCGCAGCTCCTGCACCAATTCGGAATCGCTTATCGGCTTCGCTTCAAGTTTGTCAGCCAGCGCATTCAGCATTAATGCAGCTTCTTTTGCTTCTTCAAACGGGATAGCCATATCGTCAAAGACCGTGTTGCCCGGAACCATGATGGTGTGGATGAAGCGATCAACACTCTGCTCTTGGGTGTAGTAACTCATGCCCGTCGAGATGCCGCCTTTGATGGCCACCATTGTGCCGACGCCCACGTAAAGGAAGTCAGCCATCGCGTCCAGCAGTGCCGTCATATCCCCATTTTTGGCTGCCGGGATGCCCTCAGTAACTGCTTCTTCGTGGATCAGCTTGGCACGCAGACGCAGTAATGCCGGATCTGGAATGGCACGGCGTGGGTGCTGAAACAGTGTGTGGAACTGGTCAACCATCAGGTAGATGCTTTCCGTTGTCTTGCCGAAACCGGGATTCAACTCGTAAGGCTCTGGTTTAAACCCCACGAGTTTGTCTGCGGCAAGTTTCAGATGATCGGTCAGTTTCGTAAATTTCATGTTTTCTTTCCTTTAGACTTCTTTTGATACGCCAATTTTGACCCAGCAGCGCCAAGCCACAAAGTGGTTAAACTCGGCTTAGAGGTATTCGAACTGGCTCGGGCCAGTGCAATCGACAGCGAACTTTGTCAGCGCTTCATGCAGCTGGCAGCGGCTCGGTGGGCGTTACGTTTTACGATGCTTATTATGTGTAGCCCAATTAAAAAAACCACTATATATAGTGGTCTCATGGTAATAGATAAGCACTTACCTATCAATTATCAACTTATAAAATTCCAGCAAGAACATCGCGAACCTGACGGAATTGATCAGTTTGCATACCGGTGTAAATCGATGCGACAGCGTCCGCAAGGTGCTCGTTTTTATTCACCAGCACTTCCTTGCCCGATTGCTTCCGGCGCAACCACGGGGCGTTTGGCTGCTTCTGCGTAGCCGGTGATGCTGCCAACTTACTGATTTAGTGTATGATGGTGTTTTTGAGGTGCTCCAGTGGCTTCTGTTTCTATCAGCTGTCCCTCCTGTTCAGCTACTGACGGGGTGGTGCGTAACGGCAAAAGCACCGCCGGACATCAGCGCTATCTCTGCTCTCACTGCCGTAAAACATGGCAACTACAGTTCACTTACACCGCCTCTCAGCCCGGTACGCACCAGAAAATCATTGATATGGCCATGAATGGCGTTGGATGCCGGGCAACTGCCCGCATTATGGGCGTTGGCCTCAACACGATTTTACGTCACTTAAAAAACTCAGGCCGCAGTCGGTAACCTCGCGCATACAACCGGGCAGCGATGTGATTGTCTGCGCTGAAAT